CTTGCTGACCATCGCCGACCGCATGGGCGATCCGATGGCCCTGGCAACCCGGCGCGGCGAGCGGCTTGAAGATACCCGTAAAGTCACGATGCGAAACGGCGTAGCGGTGATTCCCATCACTGGGCCAATCTTTCGCTACGCAAACATGTTCACTGAAATCAGTGGCGCTACCAGCACCCAGGTCCTGGGCACGGACATCCAGCGAGCGCTGGACGATCCCAAGGTCCGTTCGATTGTGCTCAACATCGACAGCCCAGGCGGTGTCGCCTCCGGCATCAATGAACTGGCCGAGATGATATTCGCGGGTCGAGAGCGCAAGCGGATCGTCGCGTACATCGGTGGCATAGGGGCGAGCGCTGCGTACTGGATCGCCTCGGCAGCGCACGAGATCGTCATCGATGAAGCCAGTTTGGCCGGGAGCATTGGCGTTGTCGTTGAGGCTGTTGTTGAAAGTGATGCTGCGAACGGCCGCAAGCGCTATCAGATCGTTAGCAGTAACGCTCCGAACAAGCGGCCCGATCTCGCAACCGAAGAAGGGCGCGCCAAGATCGGTGAAACCGTGAATGCTCTCGGTGAAGTCTTCGTCGGCAAAGTGGCGCGAAACCTAAGTACTGACGCCGCCAAGGTACCCGCAATGGGTGACTTCGGAGGACTACGCGTCGGAGCTGCCGCTGTTGAGTCGGGTCTGGCCCATCGGCTGGGCTCGCTTGAATCCCTCATCACCGAACTGGCCAGACCGGCCATCACTGTCCCAAGGAAAACCACCATGACCACCGTACATACCACGGCGGAGCTGCGTACTGCGCTGGCCGCCGGCACCGATCCGAACTCCATCGAAATCGCCCAGGCCCAGCAGCCTGACCTCGGCGCCATTCGAGCCGAAGGCGCCGCTGCAGAACGTGATCGCATCAAGGGCATTAACGCCCTGGCCAGCAAAGGCTTCGAGAAGGAAATCGAAGCGGCTATCGATGCTGGCACCTCGGTCGAGGCCACTGCCTTGCAATTGTTCAAAGCTGCCCAGGATCGCGGGATCTCCCTGTCTGCGATCAAGAGCGATGCGCAGGGCGTGACGGCTACAACCCCAAGCGGTGATGGCAAGCAGGGCGAACGCCAAGCAGCCGTCAGCGCAATCGTTGCGGGCGCTTCGCGCCGCTGACAGGAGACATTCATGAGCAATCCGGAACGTAAAACCTACCAGCCGAGCCACCTTTCTGCCGGTGACTTTCCCATTGCATTGGACACCGGCTTGATCGCCGCTGGCCAGACCCTGCTGCGGGGTTCTGTCCTGGGGCAGGTAACCAGTTCGAAAGAGTTCGTGCTGTGCAAAACCGCTGCTGAAGACGGCTCCCAGGTTCCTACGGCCATCCTCGATGAGGACGTAGACACCACAGGCGGGGCCAAAAGCGCGCCCATTCGTTTGACAGGCCAAGTGCTGGGCACCCAGCTCCACCTCGGTGAGGGCCTGACCTTGGCTGCGGCCAAAGCCGCCCTTCGACCTTTCTGCATTTTCATCCGCTGACCGGAGCATCTGATGACCGATATTTTTGACACTCTCACCATGCTCGAAGCCGTTGAGCAGATGAACACGCCTCGTCGCTTCTTGATGAACACTTTCTTCAACGCCGGCAACCCCGTTACTTTCGGGACCGAGGCGGTGACCCTCGACATCATCAAGGGTCAGCGCAGGATGGCGCCTTTCGTACACCCGTCGTTGCCCGGCAGCGTCTCGCTGCGCAACGGCTTCAGTTCCGAAACGTACAAGCCACCCTACATCCAGCCCAAGCGGGAGACGCGGGCAGAACAAATCCTCAAGCGTGCTGCCGGTGATAACCCGTTCTCCTCGCGGACTCCCCTGGAGCGAGCGGGCGAGCAGTTGGGGCGCGACCTGATCGACCTGGACGACGAGATCACTCGTCGTGAAGAGTGGATGTGCGCTCAGGCGTTGAGCACTGGGCGCGTTCGGGTGCTGGGCGATGGCGTTGATGACACCATCGATTTTCTGATGGAGGACAGCCACAAAATCGTGCTGGGGGCCGGGCGTTGGAACACGGCGGACTCCGACCCTATTGCCAACTTGCGGCAGTGGAAGCGCCAGATTGCCAAGGATTCCGGGCGCACCGGCAACGTCGCTGTGCTCAGTGGCGAAGCCCAGGATGCTTTTCAGCGCAACGAGACAGTGTTGAAGCAGCTCAACTCTCGCCGGGTGGACATGGGCGTGATCAAGCCTGAAGAGCTGCCAGATGGCGTGACCTATCTTGGCTATCTGAACGACCCCGGCATCGACCTGTACGTCTACGACGAGTGGTACCTGGACGATGACGGTGAGGAAAAGCAGATGGTGCCAAGCGGCGGCTTGATGCTGGGCTCGACCTCGACTCGAAACGCGATGCTGTATGGCGCGATCAAGGACATCGAAGCCATTGAAAGTGGCCTGGTCGAAGCGGCCCGTTTCCCCAAAAGCTGGGTCACCCAGGATCCGAGCGCCCGGTGGTTGAAGCTGCAAAGTGCTGCGCTGGCCGGGATGCTGGAGCCTAACGCTTTCGTCTTTGCAAAGGTGGTGTGAGATGGCCGTGAAAGTTGAGTACGTCGTAGTCAATGGCTGCGTGCAGGACGGTGCCAAGTTGGTGCGCAAAGGCGAAGTGTACGTTCCGCCCAGCACTGAGATCCGGGATCTGTTGCTCGAAGAGGGCGTCATTGCCAAGCGCGGCAAGCTGGAGTCCGGATCCGCCGCACCGGATGACGGAGATAGCTGATGGCCTTCCGTGACCAGGTTGCAGCGATGGATGCGCAGTTGCTGAATGTCCTGGGCGACGAGGCTCTGGTCGGCGGTCGCGACTTACCGGTGCCGGGATTCTTCTCGGCGCCCTGGTTGCAACCAAAGGTGGGGAGGATTAACACCGGTATACGCGAGCCAGTGTTCTCCGTCCGTATTGTTGAAGCCCACCTCATTTCGGATGGCCAGTTGATAACTATCCAGCTGACGCCAGAAGACGGTGGCGGACGTTACGTCATTGTCAGACGTGAGCCGGATGGCACCGGTTGGGTCAACTTGATTCTTCGGGAGGTGGGATGAGCGTCGGCAGTCATGTCAAATCCTCCGCCAGCTCCGGTCTGTTCACGCTGCAACTGGCTCAAGCCGATAAGGATGCGTTCTCGGACTTTGCCGCCCTTGTTCCACAAGCCGCCCGTGCAGCTCAACGGCGAGCCCTGAACAAGACGCTGCGTTGGTTGCGCACTCACATTGCGCGTGCGGTAGGTCGGCAAGCTCGAATCGCCATCGCCGCTGTGCGTCAGCGACTAAAAGCTTACCCAGTCAACTCCAACGAGCAAGCCAAGTTGTGGTTTGGCGTCAACCCCATTGAGGCGAGTCGCGCAGGTCGGGTACGACAGGGCCGCTCTGGCGTCTCTGTCGCGGGTCGCCAATATCAGGGGGCTTTCTACAAAGCCGTTTATGGCAGCCAGCCGGACATCTGGATTCGTACCGCCAGTAAGCACTTCAGAGCAAGCGATTATCCCGACAGTGAGGTGTCTGGTGGAGGTGGGCCAAGTTCGGGTTGGATTGCCGAGAACGGCAGCCGCTATCCGCTGGCCAAGGCCAAAATATCGCTCGACGACGTGCGTCCTCACTTTGAGGAATGGTCGCGTCGTGCGCATCAGCGACTGCTTGAGATCCTGGAGCAGGAGATGAATTTCGAGCTGCAAAGATATTTGAGGAAATCAGTCCATGTCTGAGCCCATCATTCCTCTTGACCAGCTTTACTCCGCCATTGAAGAACAGATCGCCCAGGCCATCCCCGGCTTGGCATACATATGCACCATGCCCGACATGCTGCAGCACGTACCCATCCCCGCAGTTGTGCTTGAGCTGGTCGAGCTGGAGCCCGGTCGGGACCCCGGCACTGGAGAAGTCGGAGTCGAGGCGCGTTTCGAAGCACGCATCATCGTCGGCAGCGATCATGAACACTGCCAGCAGGTAGCGGCTTTTCTCGCCGCTCAGCTGATTATTCTCCTGCGCATGCAAACCTGGGGACTGGCCGTCGAACCGGCAGAGTTCATCCAGGCCTCGCAGGATTGGACGCGTCCAGAGCTCGACAGCTATGCGGTGTGGGTAGTCGAATGGACCCAAGGCATCTACTTAGGACAGGAAGAGTGGCCCTGGCCCAACCAGCCTCCTGGTTCCTTGCTCTGGGGCCTCGGCTCTGTAACTGGGCCAGGAAGCGAAGGGAGCTACCTGCCTCCGGAGGAGATGGCATGACCTACGCGAGCGCGCAGCATGACCGCATGCTGGCCGGTCTGGTCAAGGATTGCTATGTGGTGGCGGTTGATTTGGCCGCTTCGCCGCCAGTATGTCGAGTGTCGGACGGGGAATGGGTCAGTGCCTGGGTACGTTGGCACAGCATCGCTGCTGGCAAAGCTCGTCATTGGCGAGCGCCTAGCATGGGCGAGCAAGGAACACTGGTAAGTGCGAGCGGGGAAGTGGCGCAGGGCACCTTTATTCCCGGTCTGTATGGCAGCGCTGGTGCGCCGCCTGACAACCGCGATCACGTTGAGGTATGGCGCTTCGATGACGGTGGCTCGCTGGTCTACGACTGGCAGGCAAGTACTTACAGCATCACTGTGCCAAGCGGCACCGTGACCATCAAGGTCGGAGGCACCGAATTGGTCGTCACGGACGGCGCAATCAACGCCTCGGCGGGCGACATCACCCTGGCCGGTAACGTGCTGATCAACGTTACGCGTCACTGGCGACATCAACGGCGGTGGCAAAATCATCGATACCACCGGCAACACGCCGAACCACAAGCACTGAGCCAGACTTTTATCCACAACCCGCCGCGTGCGGGTTTTTGCATTTCTGGAGCATTCCTATGAGCAAAACACGAACAGCGACGGAGCCTCAGCCTGCTGAAGCGGCGGCGGCTGAGCCCGCCCGATCTGAGCTGCCGGCCACCATCGGACCGGCGCGAGTATTTCGCGACACGCGATTCACCTCGCGCACGCTGATCATGCCCGACGGCCAGCCCGTGCCGGTGATCACCGGTCAGGTGACAGCGTGCGGCGATAATCAATACGCCTTCTTGAAGG